GCTATCGAAGCGACAAAAACATTTGTATCGAAACTACATACCGCTATGACCCCACCACAAACGCAATGGGGATTCTTGAGTGTTGACCCTGAGTTTGATGAGGACGACGCAGGAATAAGTCGTGATGACGCTCAACGTATGTTAAATGATTACATGCGTAAACTTTTTGAATACATCCATGATTCTAATTTTGATGTGGTAATTAATGAATGTTATTTTGATTTAGCAGTAGGAACATCTTGTTTAGTCGTAAATCAATACACTGACGAACAGCCTTTATTGTTTACATCTATCCCAATGGACAAGCTTGCCATTGAAGAAGCTATGACTGGCAAAATTGAATCATGGTATCGTAACTGGGAAGATGTTAAGGCAAGTGAAATAACAACACGCTGGCGCAATGCAGTAATACCGCCAAGCATATTACAGATGATGAGAAACAATCCTGACTACACAATCAAGATGGTGTATGAAGGTGTTATGTATAATCCACAACAAAAAAAGAGTTATCAGTATGTGGTTTGTACTGACAGTGAGATTTTGTATGTAGATGAGTTTGAAGTAAATCCCGGTATTGTGTGGCGTTTCCAAAAAACAAACAACGATACATATGGGCGTGGTCCAATTATGGATGCATTGCCTTCTATTATCAGTTTAAATGAACTTGCACGCATTGAACTTGCAGCAGCAAACCTTAATACATTCAAACCATACATGGCATTTACTGACGCAACATTTAACCCACACACATTTAAATTACAGCCTATGACAATCATTCCAATTGCACCATTAGGCGCAGGTGGTCAACCACCTTTAATTCCATTGCCTGATACTTCAAATCCTCAGTTTAGCCAATTGAGTATCCAAGATTTGCGTATGCAGATTCGTAGCCTAATGTTTGCAGATTCAATCATTCCAACTGACTCGAAGCAACCAGTTAGTGCCACGCAATTGATGATACAAAATCAAACCTTGGCTGAACGTATCGGGCCTTTATTTAGTAGGTTACAACAAGAGTTTCTATGGCCAGTAATCGAAAGATGCTCATACATTCTGGACAAAATGGGTTTGCTTCCATATCCAAATCTAGACAGAAAGTTGATCTCTTTCGTTTACAGGTCACCACTTGCTTTAGCTAAAGGGCAGGAGCAAATTGCTCGCTTCACACAATTTTTTCAGCTACTACAGGGTATTAGTGGCCCAGAAGCAGCACAAGCATTTATTAACCCAATGGAATATCCGTATCTATTAGCAGACTTGATGCAAATTGATAGTCGATTGTTAAATGCTCCGGAAGAAGTTGCAAGAGTCTTCCAAGCACAACAAGACAAGATGAATGAGCAGCAAGACATGTTAATGCAACAGCAAGGTGCAGCACCCGCACAATTACCAGAGGTATAACAATGAGTGAAAATCAATATATAAATCCTGAGAACTTTTATGAACAGTATCAAACAGCACAACCTGAAAGAACGGACACTGTACAGTTAGATGAGCTTTGCTGGGATGTGTTTAACAGCGAGAATGGTAGAAAGCTATTAGAGATATTCAAAGAGCGTTTTATCATGCCTGGCACACCAAGCCAAATCAACGATAACTATGATAAAGCTTGTATGTACTATGAAGGCTTTAGGGAAGCTTTTCGACAAATCATTGGTAGCGTACAAAGTTATCAAACACGAAAAGATGAAGAAGCACGCAGAGTAGCAGGTGAAGCATGAGTTTTGATACTATAACGTCAACAGTAGAAGATATGGCTATGCAAGACGCTGGTATACAAAAACAAGAACCTTCTTGGTGGCTTGATGATAATACCCCCGGTGTAGGTGATAGACCTGACTGGTTGCCAAGCCAATTTAAAAAAGCCTCGGATGTTGCAAAGTCCTATCAAGAATTACAAAAAAGATTTGGTGATGCACCTAATGAATATTCATGGGAAGCAGGACAAGGCTGGATTGACCCAGACTATGAACCATTTCAAGAATTGGCTCAATATGCTAAATCAAAACGTGTACCACAAGACGTGATGGATAAAATGTTATCCGCAGTTGGTAAGTACATGGATGAGTTTAATATCGACTATAATGCTGAAAAACAGGCTTTAGGTGATAAAGCAGATGAAAGATTAGAAATCTTAAACAACTGGGCTAAATCTAATTTATCTGAAGACTCATTTTATGCTTTAACATCAAATTTAAGAACCGCTGACGCAGTGTTAGCACTAGAAGAATTGAGGTCAAAAATGTTAGGACAAAACACAATGATACCAGGCAACGAGCAAGCGCAATCTGATGGCGTACATACGCTTGAAGACTTGCAGCTAGAGATGATTCAAAACATTGATAAATATAAATCAGATCCAAGATATCGCAGAGAAATAACCGCAAAAATCGAAAGATTGCAAACTAAGTAAATAGCGGTTTATAATGTGTACAAGTATCCAGTTTTTCTGGGAATTGGATAACTTGTACATAATCGGCCCTTCACGGACAACCAACATTTTACAAGCCCAATAATACTTAATAAAACATCATTAACTATTTAAGGGGATTAAAATGTCCATAAGTTTAACTAATGTCCAACAAATCGAGTTCGATGCGTTGGTAAAAGCAATCTATCGCTCTACAGGTTTTTTAATGCGTGATACCATTCGTACAAAATACGATGTTATCGGTGCAAGCGTAGAGTTTCGTAAAGTAGACCAAGTAATTTCTGTACCAACTGCTTACTTAGCAGCAGTAACCATTCAAGATCCCGGTTACAACAAAGCAGTATGTACTTTACAAAAATACACCACACCTACCGCAGTAGACGAAGTACAAGAACTAACAGTAAACTTTGACGCTAAAATGGAAAACGCCATGTTAGTCGCTCAAGCTATGGGTCGTCGTTCTGACCAAATCACCATTGATGCATTAGTTGCTAATCCCGGTGACACTATTGCAGATGGCGGTACAAACTTCAACTACTTGAAATTTACCCAATGTTTAGAGTTCTTTGATAACAACGCAGTGCCACTTGCAGAGCGTTATGTAGCTATGTCTGCAAATAACTTCAAGTCTTTAATGCAAGATGACCAATTCGTTTCTACTTTCTACACCAGAAATGATGTAATTGACCGTGCACGCATTCGTGAATACTTAGGTTTCAACGTTATCGTAGTTCCACAAATGACAGAGGGTGGCTTACCAAAAACCGGAAACATTCGTACCGCTTTAGCATGGCACAAAATGTCAACTGGTATGGGTATCGGTATGAATTTCCGCACCGAAGTGAACTACATTCCACAGAACACCTCTTACTTAGTAAACGGTGTATTCAGTGCTGGAGCCACAGTGATCGATTCCCGGGGCGTATTGGGAATCGAATGCGATGAAACTGCATAATAAAGGGGAATAAAAATGGCTTTTAATGACCAAAGATTTACTAGACATACTTTAGCGTTCAACAGTGGACGTGTAACAGTAGACGGCCCAGCTTTTACAAATGGACCAGCAATTTTCAGTTATGCTTCTGCTACTGATGATATTGCAACTGTTACAGCTGCTAACTATTTTGCATCAGCAGTATATGATTTAGCGGTAGGTGATATTATTATCATTGAAGCAAGTGATGCTAACGGCATGTATTATGTGGATGCTGTTAACCAAACCGCTGGTACTGTTACTGTTGTTACATTCACAGCAATTGGTGCAGTCGGTACAGCTAATTTAACTAACGGTGCTGTTACTGCAGCTAAGTTAGCTACTGATGCTGTTGAAACTGCTAAAATTCTAAATGCTAACGTAACTTTAGCAAAATTAGCAGCCGGTATTACTCCGAGTCATGTTGTTAAATACGCTGCACAATATACAACAACTGGCGGTGCTGCTGCAGAAGCAATCACTGTTAATGGTGTTGCTGCTACTGACTTAGTGTTCGTTCAATTAAAAGATAATGGAACAAACAATGTTTCAGTGGTAACCGCTGCTGCAACTTTAAACACTGTTACTGTAACATTCTCCGCTGACCCCGGTGCTGATGCAGTAATTTATTATCAAGTATTAAGAGCAGCTAGTTAATAGGGGAATCGCATGGCTTTAACTAAAGTACAAATCATTTCAAATGCTTTGGCCCAGTTGGGCCATGCGCCTATCGTGTCATTGATAGACCAAGATGAATTAGTTGTAGCAGCAGAGCAAGCTTTTGACATGCTTTTGCCAAGTGTTCTATCAGCAAACAACTGGAGATTTGCAAGCAAGTTTGAACAACTATCTTTGCTTGTTGAAACACCTCCACCACCTTATTTATATGTATATCAACTACCCAGTGGCTGGTTAAAAACATTAAGTGTGTGGCCAAACACATATGACTGGGATATTTTTAATGG